TATAGCTAATGGTGTATCAGAAGCATTTCTAACAGATGGGATTGGAGATCAAAAAAAAGAAACTATAGCTAGAGGTATAGCTAGACAAGAAATAAATAATCAAATAACAGCAGAAGAAAAATTAGAAGATGTATCTACAAGAGTATTACCAAACGTACAAGTTAGAAAAGTAAAGACAAAAGCAAAAGATGTATCGAGAGGGTTACAACAATATAACGTTAAATATCCTGATGGATTTCTTGCTAAGACTTTAATTCCAGCAGAGATAAATGTTAAAGACGCAAAGGATCAAGCTGCAAGACAAACTTTTGTTCAAAGAATAGAAGCATTAGAAGAAGAAAATAAGAAAACAAAAACTGCACCAGAAGCATCGCCAAGAGACTATCAAGAAGCTGTGTCTCGTTCATTGTTTAAACGTACTAATCCTCTGGCTGAGTTAAGAAGTATAGCTGGACCTCAAGTAAAACAAAGCAGAACACCAGCAATTAACAAGTAGAACAATTACAACAAGATGCTCCATTATTAGAAGTGCCTAATATGGAAGGTATTAATTATCAAGGCAACTTATATAAGTTTAATGACAATATAGATGTGCCTGATTTAATAATGAATTTAAAACGTATAGTTAAAAGAACTATGCCTAATGCTACTGTAGTTGCAACAGATGGATTATATAATCCAGAAGGAGAGCAAGTTGCTGGTGTAACTTTAGGAGATATGATAGCAATTAATTTAGAAACTAATCCAGAAACTGGTAGACCTAGATTTGCATCACCAACTGATACTGTTTACCACGAAGCAGTACATTACTTTAGGAACAATGGATACTTTCCTATTGAAGTTATAGAAGTTCTTGAAGAAAACAAACAAAAAATATTTGATATAGCTACTAACAGGATGCAAGGAGAAATGCCATCAACATTTGAAGAAGCTTTAGCTATAGCGTCTGGCTATTACAATGAACAAAAACTACAAGGAAGAACACCATATGAATTTTCACCACCGCTACGAAGATTCTTTGAACCTTTATTCAAATACTTTAATCAGGTTGCTAAATTTTTTAGTGGTAGAAAATATAGAAAACTTGAAGATGTTTTAGATGCTGTAAGAACTGGAGACTTGTATGAAGATGCAGTTAATAATCCTAAAGCTTTAACACCGCTTCAACAAGAATATTCTGAAGCTGTGTTTAAAGGAACAGGATATGTAGGTCCATATAAAGGTTATTCATTAACTAATGGAATGAATACTCTTTATGATAATGATAGAAATGTTCAACCTTTTTATAGTAGAACTCCTGCTTATGGTCCAAATGAAATTAAAATAAGTGAGGCAGGAGTAAGAGTATCCCGTTTAAACGAAGCTATTAAAGATACAAAAACTAATTCAACATTAGCAAATAATTGGTTGGATATAAATAAACAAGGTCAATATATATTAGCTGGTTCAAATATATCTTTTTCTAAAAAATACATAGAAGAAACAAGATTAGATGATTGGTTATCAAAACAAGTAAATAAAGATGGCGATCCAATAGTAGTAAGCATAGATGAAATAAAAAAATATATAAAAGCAAATGATGGAATTATATCTGTAGTTAGATATGGCGGTGATAGAAATATAAGATTAATTGCTAGTAATCAAAATGAACAAGAAGCAATACAACATTTTAATCAACAACTACAAGATGCTACAAATAATTTAGAACAAACTAATAAATCAATTAAATCTTTATTTATTAATAGAGATAATGAATATAAAATATTTAAAGAAGAATATTATGATGGACCAGACGATCAAGCTTCTGCTGCTTTCTATGATTTAACTAGAAACTTAGATGAAATACAAAACATCTATAAGAAATTAAATATAGATAGAAAAAAAGAAATAGAAAAGAATTTTAATCTGTTAAGGAAAGCACTTAATGTAGAAACTAAATCGCCTGATATGAAATTTTCAGATACAAAGAGTGAACAAATTGAGACAGCAATTAATCAACTAACTCTTAATGGAAATATATTAAACAACAAAGAAGCTTTACGTAAAGTTGATCCTGATGGCAGGTTAGAAAAATTTTTAGTTGGATTAGAAAATAGATATATAGTTGATGATCCTTTATTAAATATAATAGATAAGATGGAAGAAAGTTATATAGAATACTATTTCAGCGACTTACAAACGGATTCAATAGGTGGTAAAGCTAATTTTGCCGGCTTCCTATCTGCTGAAATGGAAATAGATTTAGCACAAGACGATAGTTTTTTTATGGACCTAGCAGAATTATTTGATGCTAGAGTGCGATATAAAAACACATCAAAATTATTGTTTGATTCTTTATATGGTGAGGGTATATACGATAAATCAATTCCTGTGTTGCTGCCATATGGTAAAACTAAGTGGGGACATATGGAAACTTTTAATATAGATTTGACTGCTGGAGATATGGATCGTTTAAGTAGATTACTGTTTAAGATGAAAAAAACAGCAAATCCAGATTTAAGTGCATATGATTTAGAAAATATACGAGGACTTCCAACAGAAATTGCTCCTGACCTTATGGTCGAAGCACAAATGGAAAAAGGTTTTGTTGAAGATTGGCAAGCAAAAGATTTTGCATCACAAAAATTTTCTAAAAAAGTATATGCAGAAAACAAACAAGAACTTTTATACACTTGGAATCCAGTAAAAACTAGCGGACAATTTTTTGTAAATAACCATTATCAAGGAATTGATAATATATTTGCACACATGAGAATTGCTGATGTATTTGTAAATGATGCTGATGGCAATCTTTTAAAGATTTTATATATAGACGAAATACAATCAGATATGTTTGGCGATATTCAAAAAGCTAAACAAAAATTTCTTAGGGATTTAAATATTAATGATCCAAGAAAGAGGCAAGGCATAAATAATATGTCAGAAGCTGACACTATGATGGCATTAAAACAATATCCAACAACCAAGAATATGTCACAGATTCCAATAATTGGTTTTCCAAAACCAGACTTTAATGCGTGGCAAGATTTTCTTTTAGAAGAAGCTGTAAAAATAGCAAACAATAATGGATATGATGGTATATCTATAGCCACAACAGAAATACAAGCAGA